CAATGAAGAGGACTTTAATTATGAAATAACAACTATCAATTTAAAGGAATAATTTATGGAAGAAGAATTTTATGCATCGATAAAACTCATAAGTGGTGAAGAATTATTTGGAATAGTAAATACAGTTGAAAAAGATGGTAAGTATATACTTATTAGTAATCCTGTAATTGTTACTCCTATGTTTTCTCAAAAGAGAGAAATGAATGGATACAAAGTTGAGCCTTGGTTAAAGACATCTTCTGATGATATGTTTTTACTCAGCATGGAAAAAGTTATTACAATCTCTGAATCTGAAAATGATCAGATTATTGCTATCTATGAAACGTTTCTTAGAGATATAAACGATGATCGTGGTCAACTAAAACTTTCTGGAAAGATGGGTTATGTAGGTAACATTAGTGACGCAAAGAATCTCTTAGAAAGGCTCTATAAAAAGAGTTAAAGCTAATATATTACTTATCAACCTCCACAGAGTTATTTTACTGATATTTGAGAACCTTGTCAAGTCAGGTTTCTAATGTTATAATCTCTACATATATAAGAGATCAATATGCCAATTACACCAAATATGACTCCTAGAAAGAAAAGATCAGAACACTACGTCAACAATAAAGAGTTTCTTGCAGCACTTATTGATTACAGAACTAATGTTGAAGTCTCTTATATGAAGGTATTTAAAGAGGATTTAACTTTATTGGATAAGTCTGAAAGAGCAAAGCAATGGGAAGGAAAGCCACCTATCCCTCGTTACATTGGAGAGTGCTTTCTTAAGATCGCAAATCATTTATCATTCAAACCAAACTTTGTGAACTACATGTTCAAAGAGGACATGATTTCTGATGGTATTGAAAACTGTGTGCAATATATTCATAACTTTAATCCAGAGAAGTCACAAAATCCTTTTGCATATTTCACTCAGATTATTCATTATGCATTTCTTCGCAGGATTCAGAAGGAAAAACGGCAACTAGAAGTTAAGAATAAAATTCTTGAGAGAACAGGATTTGAGCAAGTCTTTGAAGATAACTCAATTGACGGATCAAATTATTCTGATTATAATAGTATTAAAGATGCTATTCATTCTAAGTTGAGATATTAAAATGATATTAATAGTTCCTGACTTGATACCTAAAAGATTATGTAAGGAAATAATTAATATCCACGATAAAAATCATGATCTGATTACAAAGTACAATGATACCAGATGCCTAGACATGAATGTCTTGGAAGATGATGATTATAAAATTGTAAAAAAATATGCTCTATATCTTGAAAGGTATTTCAGTCAATTTTATCCAAAGTGTTTTATTGAGTATGTTCAGATAGTTAAATGGCCACCAGGAGCATCGATGGATACTCATTATGATGATGCTAGACCAACTACCAGTTTAGTTTCTATAACAACTCTGAATGATGACTTTTCTGGAGGAGAGCATTTTATTCAAGAGAAGAAAGAAAAATTAGAGTTTATTCCAGAAACTGGAAAAACTTTAGCATTTGATGGAATGAAATACCTTCATGGCGTTAGAGAAGTAACCAGAGGGACTAGATATACTCTCGCAATATGGTATACTAATGATCTTGAAGCATCAATCAACTATAGTTAATTATGAAAGTAGCAATTATCACTGATCAACATTTTGGTGCTCGCAAGAACTCTAAGTTGTTTCATGACTATTTTTTAAAGTTTTACGAAAATATTTTCTTTCCTTATCTAGAAAAGAACGGTATCACTACAGTTATTGATATGGGTGATACTTTTGATTCTCGTAAGGGAATTGATTTCTCAGCTCTAGCATGGGCAAAAGACAATTATTATGATAGACTACAAGCAATGGGTGTAACAGTCCATACGATTGTCGGCAATCATACTGCCTATTACAAGAACACAAATGATGTTAATGCTGTAGATCTCTTGCTTAGAGAGTATGATAATGTAACAGTGTATTCTGAACCCACGGAAGCAACTGTTGGAGGATTACCCATTCTTTTTATACCATGGATTAATGAAGAAAATGAAGAAAGCACTTTCAAATCTATTCAAAATACAAATTGCAACTGCGCGATGGGGCACCTTGAGCTCCGAGGATTTGCTCCTTATAAAGGATTCGTCATGGAGCATGGTTATGCAAGCGAGTTATTTGAGAAGTTCGCCATGGTCTTCAGCGGTCACTACCACACTCGATCGAATGACGGAAGAATCTACTACTTGGGCAACCCGTATGAGATGTTCTGGAATGATGTCAGTGATCGGAGAGGATTCACCATCTTTGATACAGAAACTCTTGAGCATTTTCCGGTAGATAATCCTTACAGACTTTTCTACAAAATATATTATGAAGATACTCCCTATCAAACGTTTGATGCACGGGAGTATGAAAATAAACTTATCAAAGTTATTGTAAAGAAAAAGTCTGACTCCAAGAAGTTTGAAAAGTTTCTTGATAAACTCTATGAATCTGGAGTTGCAGATCTAAAAGTTATAGAGAACTTTGATTACAACAATGGATACCTTCATAGTGAAGATTCTGAAGTTGAATCTGAAGATACTTTGTCTATCCTTAATAGGCATATTGAAGAGTCTGAAATTGACCTTGATAAAACTACCGTCAAGAAAATCATATCTGAGATATATAGAGAAGCATGTGAACTTGTGTAATGTATATACTTACAGTAAAAGATCGTGAAGATGATGGAGCTTATTCTGTAACTAATGAGCAAGGTGTAAAAGTGCTGTATATTTTTGAAGAAGAAGATGATGCTACTAGATTTTCTATAATGTTAGAAGATAATGATTATCCTGAAATGAATGTTATGGAG